AACAGGGATCTTCAGTAAAGTAGAAGAAAACTTACAATACTCCTGAAGTTTCATCACACACTCATCTTCAGGTAGTGATACTCTAAATTTTCTCAATTGACCATCCATTTTTTCTCGGTCCTTTTCTTTCATAAAGTATTGCTGCGTGCATAGTAGCATAAGAAATATTTTGAGATTTACAAAACTTTTTAAGTTCTCCAAATACCTCAAATTTTTCTCCGGAAGGACTTATCAAAAGATAAGTTACTGATGATGGAGATTTAAAACCTTCGGCAAATCTTTCCTTTGCCCTTTCACTTATTTTTCTCTTTCTTTCTTCACTACAAGGAATACCATAACTTGGATTATTTTTACCAGAAACTTTTTCGCTTATTTTCTTTTTAGTTTCTTCACTATGTTTTTTAGGTCCATACCCACCTGCTTTTATTTGCGCCTTTCTTCTTTTTTCTATTTGCTCTTCCCAGTTATCACCATACATTTCTTTATAAGTTCTTCCTTTTAATTTGGGAGGTCTAGAACTTTCACATATATTTGTTAATATACCATTTTCATCATATCGTATTCTTCCATATTTTTGTATCAATAATTCCTCATAAAAATAAGCATCATCTTCATTATCAAAATATTTTACTATTTTAATCTCAGGTTCATATCCACATTCTCTTATTTTTTGTATTTTATTAAATTTTCTTTCATTATCACTCTTTGCTCTCGATTTTTCAGACAAATGAAAATAGACCCTATCATTTTTTCCCTTTCCAACATAAAAAGGAAGATTAACTCTCGGGTCTATTAATTCATAAACATAATACATAAGTAAGAAACTGAACTCTAATACTATTTATATAATATTATATTTCAGTTTCTTGTATTTGTCAAAGTTGAAAATTGCTAAATGTATTAGCAGTGACATCGTGCTTAATGCCACCAACAATATATGACTGTACTTGCGTTTGCTGTGGACTTACTTGAAGACCTTTAGAACTGATCCAATGCTCAGTCCAAGGCAATGGGTTGTTCTTCGCAGAAATATCATAAAGTGGTTTGAGTCCAATTGCTTTCATTCTACGGTTCGCAATCCATTCGACATACTGTTGTAGCAATTTGTCATTCAAACCAATCATCGAACCATCTTTGAACAAATATTCTGCCCAGAGTTTTTCCTGATTCACAGCGTTCTCAAATGTCTTGTAGAACCACTGTTCTTCTTCTTTAGCAATACTTGCCATCTCAGGGTCATCACCTTCTTTCCACTTGTTTAGAATGTTCTGAGTAATAACCAGATGCTGGTTCTCATCACGCGCAATCAGCGAGATTATCTTTGCACTTCCTTCCATAAGCTTGAGTTCGCCAAACGCAAAACTACAAGCGAAGCTGACATAAAAGCGAATACCTTCAAGAATATTAACATTTGCAACTGCTCTGAATAGTTTTCTCTTGAGTTCATACCTTGCCTCTTGTGCGTATGGTACTTGTTCCAAACCATGAACCCACTCATTCGAATTATCATAGTGATGAGCACTATTGATAAAATCATTATATGCCTCAGTCACACTGACAGCTCGTTCCATAATACGATCCTCTTTTAGAATCGTATCAAAGACTTCAGATGGGTCTGAATAAACATTCTTGATGATATAAGTGTATGAACGGGAATGAATCATTTCCATAAACTCCCATACCTTCATACACGCTTCTAATTCAGGTAGTGAACAGTATGGAGCAAATGCCATACCAGGACCACGACCCTGAACTGAGTCCAGCATTACCTGATACTTCAGGTTGCTGGTGAAGATATGTTTTTGTTCTGGGCGTAGCATATGATAGTCGCTACGATCTTTTTGAAGAGAAACCTCTTCGGGTCTCCAGAAATAACCCAGTTGCTGTGTTGTTAGTTTATCGAAGATTGGATATTTGTAAGAATCATATCTTTGGATTCCTAGTGGTTGTCCAAAAAACATAGGTTGCTTTTTGGTATCTACTTCCTGAGGGTTAAAGACGGTCATTGATTCGACCATTGCTTTTTCCTCCAAACCTGTTTTAAATCTTACAAGACTCACAATCTTCCTCCTCTGTTTAAATTAACTTTTGGAAAAATTCTACACATTCTATTTACCTCCAAAAAATATTTGGGTTTCATAATACATTTCTTCTTCATAAGCAACATAATCACTTTGAAGATAGTTAAACAACTCTCCGTCTTCAATTCTCATAGTATAGAACCATTCATCAAAGATTTCTCCAATCCACCACCAACCAACTTGGAGTTTCTCAAAGAAGTTCATAGGTCTATTATATTTTAACATAACTCCACCTATATCCTTTACAGTGATTGAATTTTCCTTCACAGGTATATTTAATGTTAGAAGGATTTGTTTCTACAAATTTAGCAGCATCACTAATAGATTGAAACTCTCTTAAAAAGTTTCCTTCAATATCATACTGGAATACTTTGGTTCTTTTTATGTTTGGATTGTTTTTTAGTGTTTGAGAAGTTTTAGATTTACTTTCTTCTTTATGTGATTTTCCAGCAAATCCACAAGGAGATGGTTGTCCCTTTCTCATTTTACTCCACTTTTCTTTTTGTTCTTCGGTATGTGTTTGATTGTAGAATGAATTTTCTTCTCCAAGAAACTTTCCTTTTCTTTTTAATGACAATAGTTGCTTCGTTTTTTCTGTATGAGAATACCCAAGCATACCACCATCACCACCAAGAGTTTGATTATATTCCGGTTTTAATTTAGAAATCCAAAACATTTCTCTAAAACCTAAATTATCTTCACATTTTTCAATTTCTTCAATAATAAAATTGTCTTTTCCATACTTTCTAATTGCCCGATGAAGATATGTTGTTGAACTTCTTTTAGTGGCATCATAGCAGTGACTATAAAATCTTTTTTTCAAAGAGTTCATTGTCTTTCCAACATAAGTTTTATTATTGATTTTATTGGTTATTAGATAAATGCATCCAGACATAGATATTATTAAAACCTATTACTATTTATAATAATAGGTTTTTACACTTTTGTCAAATAGAGCAACTATCACAAGTTGTTTCGTCAGCATCAGAAAGTTCTTGAAGAATTGATTGAAGGTCCTGTTTTGGTTCTTCTACTACTTCATCAGTTTTATGGTCATAAGTATTTTGATAATATGCTGTTTTGTGTCCCAGACGATAAGTTTCAAGCATATCGTGTGCCATTACTGAAGTAGGAACTTCATTATCTGGGTAATTTTCTGGATTATAGGACCAGTTTCCAGAAATCGCTTGATCGAAGAATTTTTGCATAACAGCAACAATATGAATATACCCACGATTGCTAGGCATATCCCACAGCAGCGTATAGTTATTTTTAAGTGTTTGATACTGGGGAACAATCTGCTTGAGTGGACCCTTCTTCGACTTCTTAACGGACAAGTATCCGCGAGGTGGTTCGATTCCGTTGGTTGCGTTTGACACAACGGAACTGCTCTCCGATGGCATCTGTGCGGACAGTGTTGAGTTCCGTATACCATACTGGAGTACTTGCTGTCTAAGACTCTCCCAATCATACTTCAATTCATTAGGTACAATTTCGTCCACATCCTTTTTGTATGTATCTATAGGAAGAATACCCTGACCATATTTGGTTCTATGCGAATACTCACAGGCACCTTTTTCTTTGGCAAGATCGACAGTTGCTTGAATCAGATAATATTGAAATGCTTCCGTCAGATCGTGAACCAGTTTCCAGGCACCAGGATCGTCATAATGCTCACCGTGCTTGGCGAGGTAGTGCGCTAAACCAATAAAACCTACACCAAGAGAACGACGCGCTCTGGTGGCGATTTCTGCTGCTTTGACGGGGTATCCTTGAAAATCAATGAGTTCATCAAGAGACCTAACAGCAAGATCACAAAGAACCTCAAGGTCTTCATTATCCCTAATTTTTCCAACATTAATAGCAGAAAGTATGCATAGAGCAATCTCACCATCGGGATCATCAATATGCTGAATGGGTTTAGTAGGCAGAGTAATCTCTTGGCACAGGTTGCTCATCTCAACCTTATCCATAAAAGAAGAGTGAGAGTTGCAGTGGTCAATGTTCATAATATACAAACGACCTGTCTCTGCTCTTTCTTTCAGGAGGTCCAGAAAGAGTTCTTGAGCACCGATAGTTTTTCTTGGAATAGACTCATCTCGTTCATAACGAACATATAACTCGTCAAATCCATCAGTCCCAAAAGCATCATACAGACCAGGAACGGAGTGGGGAGAGAAGAGAGAAATCTCTTCGTTACGGATGAAGCGTTCATAGAAAAGTTTGGAGATTTGGATAGAATAGTCTAACTTACGAACGCGATTATCTTCCGTTCCTTTGTTATTTTTTAATACTAGGATATCCTCTATTTCTTGGTGCCAGATTGGGAAGTGGACAGTCGCTGATCCACCTCTGATGCCATTTTGAGTGCAGCATCGGACAGTTGCTTCAAACTTCTTGAGGAAAGGGACAACGCCCGTATGCTGAACTTCTCCACCTCTGATTTTGCTGTTGATGCCACGGATGCGACCCGCGTTGATGCCGATACCCGCCCTTTGTGCAACATATCTGCCGATAGCCATATCAGAACTAAAGATGCTATCGAGGGTGTCATCAACATCAACAAGAACACAGCTAGCATATTGTCGAAGTGGAGTTCGCACTCC